CTCAGCTAAGTCTTCACCAGCACCGACTTCTGGAGTTGCTTCAGGAGCGGCTTCACCACCTTCTCCAGGTACTTCTAATGGCGCTGTAAAATCTGTACCAGTTTCAGAACCAACACCTAAATCAGCGCCACCACCCATGTCGCCACCACCAGATGAACCACCAGCACCACCAGTTTCAAAACCTCCACCAGTATTAGCTGTCATGTTATTAGGGTCTATTTTATATATTTTATAGATATCTCTAAAAATACCTGTTTGTTTAATTGTTTCACCTAAAGCTTTAACCTCTTCGCCACCAGCTTTCTCAACCGCTTGTCTTTGAATATCTAGTTTGATTTCATCATCACTCATATTCAGTATTTCTTTTTTGGCGTAAGTCATCGACATAGCACCGAATCCATTACCCGCATCAGAAACAGCATCACGATATAACTGAATTTTTTCTTTCCAGTTTTGCACTTTAAGCATCTCAGCTTGCGTTGATGGGCTAGTTAATGTTAACGTAAAATTATCTAAATCATCTTCAAATCCTTTAGTGTATAAATGGATAATTGCCATTTTATTTAATTCTTGGATCAAAGCTTTTTGTACCCTGTGTACGGCTCTAGCGAATCTCACGTCTAAGATAGCCAAATTTTTACCATCGCCTAGTGTTTCTTCAAAACCAATAAATGCTTTAGGTACTCTTAACGCTGCTAACATTTTCTTTTGGATATATTCAATGTCAGCGATTTCAGATAGATTCTGTGCGCCAGGTAATGTTTCTATCGGCATCGTCAATGAAGGATCTCTAACTGGGATAAAATAATCCTGATCCACAGCTAAAGCGTTATATCGTGTATCTTGGTTACCATTATTTTTATCAACCATATTGGTTCTTTTAAAATTATTGGCAATTTTATCCACATAAGCATCAACATCTTTATCATCCATGTTCCCCACAAAGATTTTATATACTCTCCTTTCTGGCGCTCTAGTAACACGATAAACTAACATCGCATCCTCAGATAATAATAATTGCTTCCAAATCCTTCTAACTTTTTCGAGCATAGACGTACCATACGGTAATCTCCTATCATCGCCAAGTAATCTAAAATGTGATATTTCAAAAGAATTAAAATCTATATTTTTATCTTTCCAATAAAATTTAATATTATTTTCTTTTTGCTGATCGTCCAGACTAGTTACCTTAGCAAAGCCAGGTTCAGACCTAGTTATTTCAATATTCGGTAATTGGGTTACCCCAACGATACCCTGTTTTGGTACAATTTTATTGTAAACAAAGTTATCACCATATTTACAAACATTTCTAGCCCAAGCGGTTAAATTAGCGTTAATATCTATAACGTTTTCAAAAAGATTTGTAAGTTCTTTTTTAATTCTTGAACTATCAGAATAAATTGTTAGGACTTTACCATTTTCATTCGCAGTTGTTGCCTCCTCAGCAAATATGTCTAACGCAACAGAAATTTCTGGTGTGTATTCCATAGCTTCATAATCATAGTATGATGCAATTCTTGTTGGTTCATAATAAATTGCTTTTTGATACAACTCATTATCAATTTTTTTCCACTGGTTTTGTAAAAAAACCGTTTGTTGGGCCTCTAGTTTTTTATTCTCGAGCTCATCACCACTGATATTATTAAACGAGTTGGGGTCTATGACATATTTTGGACCCTCAATTTCGTTACCCAATACTTTATTTAATCTTTGAAAGATAGTAAAATTTCCCATAATTTTTTTTTAATCCATATATTCACAGTCAACGTAAGGTGGGAATTTATAATTCTCGGTCGTACCGTCCCAAACCTTTAATTGTACATATGTTGTTGTTCCATCAGATTCTGGTGAACATTTTATTGCGGCAAGATTTTCCGCTAACGCCACACCATCAACCTTATTGGTAATTCTTCCTGGATCTGGTGATCTAACAATTGATGTTGATCCTGGACCAGAACTTCTTGCTTGTTTAATTAACACATTTCCCATTGTATTTTTTGATTATATTTTTTTATTTTTCCTAGGATCAGACCCGAATAACCAACCATATTGCCTTGTATTTTGTAACATATCGTTAATCCCTTCACCTTCATATGTTTTATTTGGGTCTGGTGTACTAGTTATCTTTTCTAATAAATAGTTTGAATCTGACTTTGGTTCATTTGTTTTTATTTTCCAGCTATCTAACATAGCCCTTGTTAGGTTATCCGATTCTTGTAATCTTTTAAATGAAGTGTTTGCAACAAATAAACACATACCTAGTGCCATAATAAGGTCATCATGTGATCCTTTCATATGGTCTGGTTTACCATTTTTATAAACGAATTTCTTCAATTCAGCTGTTAATCTTTCGCTACGTATTTTAAACCCACCTCTAGAAACCGCTTCTTCTAAAGCCGCTATAATTTGACCTCTCCTATTTCTTGAGGCAAAATTAATACCAGGGATTGCGTTTTCATCGGGCATAAAGTACATGTTATTATTATCATCATTATCATAATGTAATAATTTTTTGGGATAAGCTAGTTCTTTAAGTTTTTGTGTTGACGCAATACCCATACCACCAGTAATGTCGAATGTTGATAAGGCTTCGTACATTCTACCATATTGATCCACAATTAAAGCCGCAACATCTGGTGGGACTTTACCATGATATTCTAATACTTGCTCAAAAGTATCGTAATCAATTATGCACATACCTGTAGCATCCTCAGAGTCACCACGTGATACATCGAGGGCTAGTATATATCTATGTCCTTTTTCAGGTAATTTCCATATCCATAGATTACTATCCCAAGCTTTATCTTTGATTTCTGGATCCCTAACATTATCCTGTTCTTGTTTTCTAATTACTTCACCTTCAATTACGTTATCACCAGAACCAATAAACGCACATTCTAACTCTTGGTTAATCATTCGTTTATTAAAATTCATATCTCTACACATATTTTCATACCATGTAGAATGTGGTTTATAACCCTCACTAATAAATTTAGCGATTACGTCAGGGTGCAAGTCAATTGCTGATTGTATTATCTCCTCATGCTTTTCCGCATTTGGTTTTTGTATCCAATCTACAATATCTTTGGCTTTAATCAAACGTAAATCCTTGTTAAATCTTGGGTCTTGCCACCATTTTAGGTGTGTAACACAAAAACTATTCTCACCTTTAATTGCCCCTTCATATGAAGCGTAATAAATAGGGTCTAACCCATTTGGGGTTGAGATTAGAACAGCTTTACCACCAGTACCAATTGAAGCCAAACAAGCCGTCCATAATTCTTGCCCACCTTCAACGAAGGCCGCCTCGTCAATTAATAATACCGTTGGTGTGTAACCACGTAGGGCATCCTGAGATGTTGCTACAGCTTTTATCTCTGAACCATTTGATAATCTAACGTGCTTTTGTGATGATTTATCAAATGTAACACTAGCCCAATCTGGTAGTTGTTTAATAAAGTTAATGATTTTATTTTGGAATTCTATCGCAGTTTCTTGCTTGTTTGCTAAGATCAAAACTTTTTCTGGTCTTTCTGGACTAGCGAAAGCGGTAAGTACCGCAGAATATGCCGCTGTAACTGTTGATATACCAGCTTGGCGGTATTTTAACACTAAATTAAATCTGTGTTTTTTATAATTTGCAACTAAGGTTCTTTGTCCATCGAATAATTCAAACGGCACATACCCCTCCCTAGTCTTATCGAAAGTTTCGAAATAACTTTCAATGACATAACAAGGGTCATTAGCACATTTAGCGTACTCTAATAATAACTCTCTTTTATCTGTTATTTTTTTTGACAAAGTAATTCTTTTCCATATAAATAGTTTATTATAAACCTAAATCGCTTAAACTGATACCATCTTCATCATTCATAAAATTATATTCCATAATTTCATATCTTTTTTGTTTAACAATAGCATCTATTTCTTTTTTTGCGTAATCTGGTCGATGTTCAAGAAGTGACATAAACTCAATAAAATCTTCTGCGTCTTTTTTGAACAATTCAATTAGTATTAGTTTTTTTATATCATGATCATTCGGATCAATTATTGAGTGTAAATTACTCCACAAAACAGGGAATAGCCTTATGTCCCATAACTCAGCAATAATTGTGTCAGTATAATCAATTATTTTTTTAGCCATTTCCTTAGGTAACCCAGCTACGGATAAAAGGGAAATAATACCCTTTGTAATTTCATGGATTAGTATCGGAAAATTTATCGCTTTAGCTATAATTTTAGGTATTTCTCCGCTAAAATCAAGGCTAACATAACCAGCGTTATTAGAGTCGCTACTCTCTATTTGATTTTTTAACATTTCATCACTAATAATGTAATAAAACAAATCGTTTGCTATTAATGATTTTTGATATAGCGGTGTTATATTTGGTACTATTGATTCAATCTCATCGGCATATAAATGAAATAGGTAATGGGCTCTCAAAGAAGCTCCCTGAGCAAAGCCATTAATTGTTCTTCTCTTAACAACCTCAGCCATCAGGTCTTCATCATTCTCAATCTCTTCTTTATCATCAGGTGATAAAGGTGATTCCATGGTCATCTCTTCTGGTAATTTAATTTCACCAGGCTCCATTATCTCCAAATCAAATATTACTTCATCGTGATCCAAATTCCACTCAAAACGCATGATTTTTTCGGCTAACTCAATTAGATTTGATCTTTTACCATTTTCCATGTTAATCACAGAATACATAGAGCTACCAGCAGACATTATTACACCCATTGGGTTTATCATCTCTTTTGGTATCTGGAATGTATTTGCGTAAGAATCCATTAACTCTTTATATCTCTGGGAAGCAATTACTTCCTCACGCCAAGATTCTGGGTGCGTACTTTGATCGTAGTAAGGTAACTTACCTAGTGGGTGAGTTCTTTTTGAAAGCTTATCAATCGTTGATTGAGCTATTAGATTAGGGTAGTCACCCAATTTTAGTCCAGAATTTCTCATAAAAAAAATGCCTTGTTTATTATAACAAGGCAAATATAGGTATTTTTTAATTAAAAACCAAATTTTTAAGCTTTTGGTTTACCTTTTTCATCTTCATTCGGTTTAGGGATGTCGATTTTTGATGGGTTTTTTGTCGGACTAGGTGTTTTAACTGGTGTTTCAGTTGGCGTCTCGACAGGTGAGTTTTTTTCAGTGAAATACATTATTTTTTATTTTTTATGAATGTTAAAATATCTTGTTTTGTCAATTTTGGTGTTTCTGACTCTGCAATAATACGAAACAATTCTGTGTTTTCAAAATTTGATTCATTAATTTTTTCTCTATTTAGGTAATCAACAAAAGATCTTAAAGTTTTATAAGCATCTTGTTGTTTGTTAGATTTTAACAAAATAACAGATTTTTTAATTGTGTTTGCTCTAACAGGATCCATATTATCTAACATTCTTTCATATTCCGAATCAGACATCTTTGAGACAACTTTACCGTAATCTAGTTTAACTTCTGGTTTTTTAACGTCATCTGGGAACATATCTAATTGGTTAGTATCGTCAATATTAACAACCTTATACCCTTGGCTTTCTAAAGCCGATTTAGCTTCATCAAAAGTTTTAAACTCTGGTTCATCATTATCAGACATATCATAATGAAATAAAGTGTTCGCAAAATCTAAAACTTGTTGTGCTAATTTATTTCTTTCAATAATATCACCAGAATCATCTAATATGTTAAATATCCTATCATCTGTTTTAGTTTTATTTCTATCATCCCACGCAACATCATAATAGGTATAACCACCAGTCGCTCTACTAAATAAAGCATCAATAATATCTTTATCGGACCATGTTCTACCTTCATTTTCTTCGGTTACGTCTTCCTGCATAGCATTCTGTATATCTTGTTGCGCACCTGTAGCGGCTTTTTGTAGGTCCTGAATTGTTTGTGCGGCTTTTTGTAGGTCTTGAATTGCTTTTTCTGGGTTTGCCATTACATTCCCAATTAAATCGTCATTTTGATTATTTGTTTCCATTATATTTTTTCAATTTCTTCTTTAGTTATTATTTTAAGTAATTTATCTCTACTATAAATTTTTTCTTTAACCGATTCTATATCTTCACCATACCTAAAAACAAGCCTATCTTCAATTTCTGGAGACTCAGTTTCCCAAGCCAAGGCTATTATACCCTCAACACAATCATACATAGAAAATGTATCTGAATGTATTGCCAAAGATAATTCTATTTCATCTGTTTTTAAAATACCAACAGAATCTACCTGTTCAACGTTTGGTGGTGTTGGTGTCCCACTAGAGGCTGGTTGCACGTCCCAATCTTCACCATATTCAACTATATCCAATCTCTTTGTAAATATAAACTCATAGGTATTTTGGCCCTTGAAGTCTTTATTTAGTGGGTTTATATATATTAAATATAACATTATTTAACTCTATTTACTATGTGAAAATTTAATTCACTATCAAAAAGAAGTGTTTCACCGTTAGTTTCAACCTTTATATCAACAAAATATTCTTGTGGTACCATCCAAGTTGTATCTAAGGTAAAATAATTATTATTCATCGCCTTATTGGCTATTTCCCAATCAGTAATATATATTACCGCTGGTCCTTGTTTAACATATAACTTATAGTAAACAGTGTTACTCGTATAATACTCCGAAACAGTGTAAGGTTTTCTTAATAAAATATTAACCTTTCTAACCTCGCCCTGAGACAATTTTTCTTCTCTTTTAATTCCGCTAAGCGATATACCGTATCTGGTATCGTCTAGCGCATCAATATTAAAATTAAAGTATTGATCAGCATCAATCGGGACAAACCTTAATTTTACGGTTGGTCTTTCTTTTCCATTGTAGAAAATATTAGACCAAAAATCATTATATTCTGTATAACTTGTATAAGCGTTTTCATCACCATAAACAACCACATAATAAACACCTTTAGTTTTTTGGCGAACTTCATAATTAACACCGTTTATTGTACAACTTGGTATTTGGTCTAGATTAGTTAGCTTACCATCTATAACCGAATAAAAGAACAGGTTATTATTTTTACCGAGGTAGAAAGTGACCCTATCATCTTCTATATGGTCGTTATATCTTGTTTCAATGAATGGTTCAAAGAAAGTCTGAGTATGTCTAGTAAACAACCCAAGTGCGAAGGTTTTTGGCCCGTCTGGAAATGTTAAGTTTTCTATGTCATCCGAGTATTTTAAACAAAACCCGTAATAGGTTGTGGTACCAGTTGTTATCCCAGTTGTTATCCCAGTTGTTATTCCCGTGGTAATCCCAGTTGTTATTCCAGTTGTTATTCCAGTTGTCACCCCAGTTGTTATCCCCGTAGTAATTCCCGTAGTAATTCCAGTTGTTATCCCCGTAGTAATTCCAGTTGTCACCCCAGTTGTTATCCCCGTAGTAATTCCAGTGGTTGTACCCGTAGTCGAACCTGTTGTTGTACCCGTAGTCGAACCTGTTGTTGTACCAGTGGTAATATCATAAGTTATCCCTGTGGTGATACCAGTCGTTATCCCAGTTATAATACTATAAGTGATTCCAGTTGTAATCCCAGTTATTGGTGAATTTATTAATGAATTAACATAATTAGTTATATCCATTTCAATATCTTCATTACCCCAATCAAAATGTTGTGTTGCTATTGGTTGGCTACCAACTTGCACCGCACCAGATGGGCTAAAATCACTAACATTTGTTGCCTTTAACCAATTAGATGGTTCTAAAGCATAATCTTTATTTTCTGGTATACTGGTTGGTGATGGCATGAAGTCATAACCAGTACCCTCATCCCAAAATTGTTTTATTTCATGTAATTCTAAATCAAAAGATGTTGGTCTATAATTCTCACCAAAAAGTAAGTTATTAGATGTACTTAAAAAATCTTTAATATCAAAATTAGATGTGTTTTTTATTTTTAAAATATGTCTGGTGTCGCCAT